CGTTGAACCGAAGTCAACGCCGGTTGAACGCCACGGAATGCGCGGTGATGGTTTCAACAAGTTTTGCAGTCCGTACAAAGGTTCACGGGCGATGTCCCACGATTCACCACGCCACGCCGGACCGGCTACGCCTTCAATGTAATTCCCCGACAAGGCGTAGGGTTGCCCGGACATGTGCCGCCCGCGCAAATCGACATCCCGTGAACCGGCCGTGGGTGGGTGTGGCCCATCCGCGGAAATTTCAAACCGCGTTGTGCGCACCGCATATTCCAAAGAGTGCCAAACACTTGTCACCGATGCATTGCCATTGCCAAAATATAGCGTTGCGGGCGCGCTACCGGTGGTCAATGCCCCGCGATAAACCTCGGTATAGTTGCGGGCTTCGGTGGTGGCCGGAAATGATGCGTTGCATTCACGCGCCCAAACCACGGCAAACGCGTTTGAATGGTCAATTTCGGCCCAAACTTCCACGTGGGTGGGTATTGCGGTCCCAATCGGGAATTGGCCCAACAGCCCGCCCAAAGTGTCGTGCACTTCAACAATAGTAGACGACATGCGGAAAATCAGCCCCATCGTTCCGGTGCCCATGCCCAACACGGTGTCACCCGGTGTCAGTCCGGCCGGGTCCACCCGAAACCGCACGGCCAAATCACGGCTTGCGGTTGGCGCCGGGTTGAGGATGTACAGGGTATTGGTTCCGGTCGTTTGCAAATTAAACGTGCCCGTTCCGGCATTAAGCAAGCCCGTACCCGTTCCAACCTTCAACCACCCAATGGCGTTGGGTTGGTCCACCGGCACGAATGCCCGTTGCCAACCAAGGGTCAACCGTTCGGCGTTGCTAATGCGTGCGGATGGCGTGGTGTAGTCCGTCCACCCGCCAAAGGTCACCTGCCACAAGGCATAGTCCCACGCCGCCGTGGGGTTGGTGTGCTGGGTGCTAAAGATGGCGCGGCCACGTTGCCACGTCATCGCATACCCGGTCATTTTGGCGCCCGTGCCCGTGATGTAAAACGAATCGATATCATCCACGGGCGTGAACCAGCTTTGGCCGTTGTTGTAACTGAACGCCGAATAGGCAACGTCACCGATGTGGCCCAAATACCACAAAACGCCGGCATTGCATCGGGTCACGGCTTGCCAATCGCCCGAAGTGACGCCACCGCCGCCGCTATCGCTGACAAAATCCGAAATGAGGACTTGCGGCGCATCACGCCACGAAAAATAAGCCGATGAAATCACATGGGCGAAACTTGCCTCTTGGGGTCCCGTCGTGTCATTGGCCGCCACAACCACGAAGCCGCCGTCAATGGCGCAAACATCCGGGCGGAAGTGGGACACGGAACTATCAACAAGCTGAAAGGTTAGCCCCAAATCACTAGACCCGTATTGGTACACGTCGCCGGTGGTTTCAGCAAACAAGCAAATTTGGCCGCCGCTATACGCCGCCCGCATCTTGGTGATGGTGCCGGCCACGGGTTGGTCGTTGATTTTGTCACCGCCGTGGTACCATGACGCGCCGTTGTCGTCCGAATACCACATGCGAATATACTCGTTGATGACTTCGTAAACCTGAACACGCCCCGACGGTAGCGCCACGATGCACGGACCACGGACCGTTGCCGCGTCATACGTCCCGAGCTCCACAAGGGCGCCCCATGTTTCCGTTTCGGGGTCCATGATGTAAACGCCGGTTTTGTACACGCCCGATTCCAACAAATCGACGACCGCCACCACGTAATCATCCGCCGTTGTGGCCACGTCTTGCGCCCGTATTTCATCGCCCGACCCGCTATTGTCCGCGGCTATCACCCTAAATGTGGTCATGGATGTGGCGGGGTCCCATCCGTAATAGTCTTCGTCACCCGCAACCGTTGGGTTTCGCTTGCAAAGATAGGTGGCGCCTTGGTATATGGGCGATTGCGACGGGGCAACCAATGCGGCGATTCCGGGCTCTTGTATTTTTATCGATGTCCCGGCGGTTGGTTTGCCAAACGCGGACACCCCCAAATTGGTGGCTTGTTGTGGTTGGGGAATGCCCGGCGCCGGTTCGGCTTCGGTGAAGTTGGCCGATTGTTCCCGCCACACTTCCACGCCTTCAACGGGTACCCCAATACCTTGCAAGCGCCCACGGTCGATTTCACTACCCATTGCGTGCCCTCCGATGCTTCGACCGCCTATCACGTAACGGCGAACCGCGGCGCCGTTTTGCATCTCTCACTTGCGCATCAAAGGCTTGGTGGCGGTATTCATTGACCACCACGATGGGCGCAAATTCGCCCCGCCGTTCCACAATGTCACCACCACCACGGGCCATTCCGGTTGGAGCTCCGGCACCCGCCCCACCGCCCGGCACCGATTGGCCGGCGGCTTGTGCAACTGCGGCCAACTGCGGCGCAATGGCGGCGATGGCGCCCGCGGCGGCGATTGGTCCGGCTAGCGGCCCGCCTTCGGCAAACGCCCGGGCAACGGCGACGGCTTGGTAACTAATGGTCTCCACCAATTTTGCCGCGGCAATGGCGGTGGCGTTGTTGGTGATAACGTCGGTCAAAGATGACGTGGCCGAAATAAGGGACAAGGTAAGTTCGGTGCGTGCCCGCAACATCGCCGCCCGTTCGGCTTCGGCTTGCATCATGCCGCCCACCGATTCCATGGCGGTGCCCATCGCCGAAGACACGGTGCCCATGAAAAACCCGGATTTTTCGGCCGTCTTGTCAAACGACTTGCCTAGTTCGTCCACCGCGGCGCCCGCGTCCTTTATGCCTTCGGTTTGAGTGGCGGCTTTGACGTTTGAAAGGTCTTTGATTGCGCCCGCTGTTTTGTCCACCGATTCTTTGGCTTTGTCGGCGTTGGTGGCGGTCATTTGCAGCCATTGGGTGAAAAATTGGCCCTTCAACGCCAAGTCATCAATGGACGAACTCACCGCGTCATTTGACACGGTAAAATCAAGCAACTTGACGGCGGCGCTTCCGGCCTTGTCGCTCAAAATGTCTATGGGCTTAAGCGCCAACGCCAGCGAATCCGCAAGCGCACGGGCGCCGGGCGCCCCCACGTTAGCCAGCTGCTCAAAAATCATTTGGTTGGCGCGCACGAACCCATCAAGGGGCGACATAAGTATAACTGTTAGGGCTTTGGCAAATCGCCGGGTGAACTCCTGAATTGTCGCATACACATTGAAGAACCCTTGCGGCAATTGTTGGAACGCCTCCAACGTATATGCCGCCACGCCCGCCAAGATATTGCCCAGCCGTTCGAATTCGGGCGAAACATCCACGGCAATTTGCATGACCATTTCACGGAATGCCACTTGGATGGCTTCCATAGCGTTGTTGAAGTTCTCCAACCGCACCAACGCCGCTTCCATTTCAGGATTGACACCCAACGCGGCGCGGAATTTTTCATTTTCCTCGTTAAAGCTCTTCAATTGCATAAACGCGGCGCCATAACCGGCCACAATTAAGCCAATGCCGGCCACATACGCCGCAATAGCCGCCGCCGCCGCTAATAGTCCCGCGGTAATGGTTGCAATTGCCGCAGCCACGGCCAACGCGGGTGGTGGGACCGCCATTAAAGACGAACCAAGACCCCCAACCATGGTGGCCACGTCGTCAATGTCGTTGACAAACCCGCCAAATGTGTTGGCGGCAACCCGCAACATGTCTTCTTTGTTGCGTTGCAAGTCAATGGTTTGTTTTTTGATGTGCTTCGTGGCATTCTTGCCCATGAACTTGGATTTGTTGAATTCACGGTCAAGCGCACGGACCGCTTGCCGGGCTTCCTTTTTGGATATTTCCGGCACTTCGGCCAACGCCTTGCGCACGGAATCCAATTTTACCTTGATTTCCAAATCAACCGCCACGAATCCTCCCCATTGCGCTTGCCTGTAAACTTGCCGGCAACCCGGAAATGCGAGCACGGGACACGCCGGGTCCGGCCGATTCCGCGTAGTTCACTTCTTGTTGCATTTGCTGTTGAAGCAATGGCCCCAATTGCGCCAACAATTTTTGCGACCAATACGCTTCTGGCCAACGCACCAACAGCCACATGGCCGAACCCCGCCGGCTTGCCTTGCGGTTGGCCTTGCCCATCATTTCGGCCACGTCTTGCACCCGTTTGCGCTTGCCTTCAGGGTCCCCAATCCCGCGGGCCTCATCCCGTGCGATGTACCCGCCGTGCAAACGCTCGGTGGCAATCTGAGTGCTAAAAATGTACCGAGTCCACCGCGGCGTCCGTATTTTGGCCGCAATCGCGCCGTCGCTTAAAATCCGAAGTTCACCGCTTACGTTGTCGCGGGTGCGCCCGGTCTTTACGGGCATACCCTCTTTGGCATGCCGAAGCCAAAACCGGTGTTGTTCCTGCATTTGCCGAAATATCTTAAGCGTTGCAGAGTCGAGACCGGCAACCAACCGGCGTTCCAAATCGCCGGTGAGCTCCATTTCCCATGCCCCTTCACGAAGCGTCGTCATTGCCCGCCCTCCGCTTGCCGTTCCGCCTTAAGTCTGTATAACGCAAGCAATTGCAAACGGTCATTTTTGGGCAGCGTGGCGAACCATCCGGGTGGTTGCTTGTAATCGTGTTCAATCCAAGCAATGTCAAGCGCCAAAGGGTCCGCCTTTAGCCGTTTCCCACTTCGTCTACCTCTGCTTCCAAGGGGAGTTCCGCAATGATGCAATTGCACGCATGGGTACACGCTTCGGTGGCCGCCGCCATCGCTTGCATGCCCGTTCGCCCGCTCTTCATTAGGCGCCCCACTAGCCAATCGTACATTTCGCGGCCCATCGTGGGCAGGTCATCGTAACGGACCGCAACGCCGGCCGTTTTGGCAACTTCGGGCGCGCACAAGGCAAACGCCGCGCCGCCCGCCCATTCGGGCGAAACCTCAATCAAACGAACGATGGCCATAGCCGTGGATACGCTACCGGGCGCCCGCAAGGTCACGGACTCCGGCCCAACTTCAATTTTCATGTGTCCTCCTGTTGTCGATTATGCGAGCGTAATATCGCCCGAAACGTCACCGTAGCACGTGACTTCAACGGACCACGTGGCCGGCTCTTCAATGTTGGCCGAAACCATGCCATGGCAACGGGTAAAGGTCACGGTATGGTCCGCCCCTTCTCCAATGTCGGTGCCTTCGAGGTTTACGGTAATATCAACACAGAACACGTCGCCGCCGCCCGCTGAAATGGGAAGGGTTGACGTTGCCGCGGCCCATGCGCCCGCCTGGTTGAAAACATCCCATGGGCTAATTTCGCTCGTTCCTTCCGCGTCAACGGTGCCGGAAAAATTGGCAAGATGGAAATTCAGCGTGAAGCTGATTTCATTGCGGTCGGTGTGGCGCACGGTGGCCTTGCCGTCACGGGTCTTGTAAGCCGCCACGTTGCGCAACTTGCGGTTGAAATTGGAAATGGACACGTTGCCCGTGAACATTCCAAAGCTTTGAACAAGTGCCGCGCCGTCTGCAATAGACACGCTGCAATCATAGCGATGTTTAACAACTGAACCGGTGGCCATGGCTTCTCCTATGAAGGCAATGTGGTGTGGTAAGTGGCAATAACCCGGACCCGCCCGCGGGCGTCGAAATTATCGCCCAACTCGCATTCGGCGGTTTCGACCGCTAGCCGCAAGGGTCCGCCCGTGGGCACGGTTTGTAGCGCGGCTATGATTTCGTCTTGAAGGTTGAGCGTTGACACGTAGGCTTCGTGGGCGTCATCCATTTGGAGATAAGCAAACCAAAACACTTCCAAAGACGCGGTGGTGTAGGGTTGAGGGTCACCACGAAGACGCCGCACAACCGAACCTTGGTCTTGCAAATCAAACCGCGACGACACATAGCGGACCGAAAACGAACGGTGGTGGTATTGGCTCGACATGCCGGTTTCGTTTTGGCTCAATTCAGCTGGCCACGGTTGGTAGAACCAATCGCCAACCGTTTGGGATTGCACGAGCTCCGCAACCAAATCCAACATGGCGCCGGTTCGAATCGACAACATCAGTACTTCCGCGCCGGTGTGCTACCAAGCCACAACGCGCCGGCCGTGCTTCGTTGTTCGTCCACGTCCCCATCATCATCACGGTCATACCGCAACGAAATCTTGCCATAGGCGCTTTCATATTGTTGGCGGTACAACATCGCCCGTTCGGTTAATTGTGGCCCGCCACGGATGGCCAACGCTTCGTGGACCAAGGCAAGCGCCAACAAGATTTCAGGTTCACGCAATGACGCGGCATCGATAACAAGCCACGGACGGCGCCCGGCTTGCAACAAGCGGTGTTGAATCGTTAACCACGCCTCTTGGCGCCACGGCAACATCGTGGGTTCACGTGTGATTGCGCCCGCGGTGGTGTTGTCTAGGTATGGACACCGCCGGAACAAGTCTTGGTCAGTGACCACCGAATAGCCAACACGGCGGCACAACGCCGCGTCATGGTCGAACGTGTGAAGGTCACCGCCAAACGTAATGGACCAAACGACGCGCCACCCATAGCCCTTGGATTGTTCCGCAGTCGTGGCGGCGGCCACGGTGTATTGCGGCACATTGGCCACGATGGTGCCCACGGCTTCATCAACCACGAGCTCCCCGCTTGCGTTGTAGACGCTAACGGTTGCCGCCGTGGGTGTTGCAAGCGCCCCGTTTTGGTACACGGGACAAAACAAGGTTGAATCCTTGTTGTGTTCAATCAACGTCACGGGCAATTCGTGACGGGCGGCATAATCGGGCGCGGCTACGGTCATTCAATCACCTCTGGCGTGTGAGATTTGGCGCGCGCCGGGCGTGCCGTTTTTTGCAACTTGCCAATTTCCTTTTTCACGGCTTCCAAATCCGATTTGAGCCGCGTTAGCACGTCATCACGTGAACCGCGATACGCTTCGGGCAAGCTTGCCGCCATCATGCCGGCGCCATCAATCGCCCGTTCCAATTGTTTTTGGAGCATTTCCAACGCGTCAATTTGCGGTTTTTGGATAATGCCGCGCGAAACCAAGGATTTTTGCCATTTGACGTATGCTGGTTCGTCAAACGTGACGTGACTTGACCCACTGTAAGCCGTGGTAAAGCGGTCAAGGTACATGCCCGGCCCAACCCGTTGCATGTATGAATCAAATTCGGGCGCGTCTACGTTCCAAGGGATGATTTGGCGCCCGCGTTCGGTGGCCCATGCCCGGAATTGCGACAAATCCCATTTGCCGTTCACGCGCCGAATGAGATTAACGCCCCCAACCAAGTTTTGGCGGGCCAAACGAGGCACGACCGCGCCTTGCCTGACTTCCCACGCAAGCCGGTGGTGCGTAAACAGGAACATGGGCGCCCCATCCAGTTTCGGCGGTTTCGGTCCCGGTGCTTGCACTTCTTCGGGCGTTGCGTATTTTGCGCCCGGTGCCAATTTTGCCATGTGTCCTCCAATAAAAGGGAAGGCGGGCGCCGAAGCGCCCGCCCGTTGTCTTAGTTGGCGCTAAGGATTTGAACGCCGCGGCTATCTTCGAACTCCGCAACACCGTAGTAGGTGTGCGCGTGGATTTCGTCGATGTCCGAACCGGGCACCCGGTCAAATTCCAGCTTTGTGCGGCCGATTGCAGCTTGGCGCACGGGGTCAAGGACCGTTGGCACCATGTCGGCAAACACGATGGCGGATTTTCCAACCATCATGCCTTGGCGGTCGCTACCGCTAAGCGGGATTTGGTTAGACACGAACACATCAACGCCGAACAATTGGCCTTTGTACCCAGTCATGCCGGACACGGTGGCTTCCGCTGGGATGTATTGAGCCGCGCCGCCGACGCTGATTAGGTGCTCTTTGCGGATGTCGCGCCATTGGTTGGCGTGCATGACTGCAAGGTATGGACCTTCAACGTTTGCCGCTTCCAACGCGTTGATGGCGTTAAGGAAGGTGGTCAACGACATTGCGGTGCCGGTGGTGCCAACGACATTGGAGAACCCGCTAGCGAGTCCACAAATGGAGTTGGTAAGCGCACGGCCGGCGTCAATGACCATGGATTGGTAGAGGCTTTGAAGCCCCACAACCGGGTCAGTGTCAAGCGCAATGCTTGTAATGTCGTATGACAGCGAATGACGGTCCACGCTAATGGTCACCGAAGTGTCCGTAAACGCGGTGTTTGCCACGTCGTCGTCTTCAGTCGCGGCGCCGGAAGCCTTGGTGGTGAACGAGTCTTGCCCGAAACCAAGACGCGCAACGCGTAGGGTTTGGGTTCCAAGACCTTGAACGCTACCAGCGTACAAGAATGCGGGGTAAAGTTCCGGTTGCAGGATGCTGCGGTCGGCTAGTGTGAGTTCGTAAACCGCGGCGCGCACATCGGCGGACCGGGAAAAATCGGTGGTTAAGTCGGCGGCCATGTCGGCTCCAATGTCATGATGTGAAACGGGATTTTGCGCCCCATTTCAACCGTTGACGGACGGAGGCACCGAACGAGGCGTGCCCTTGTGGGCTATGTACGCGCTAACTCACCGCCTTAACGCGGTCAAAGCTTGTTGCAGTTCCGCCCGGGCGTCTTGCATTTCGGCCGGCGTGCCACCGATGCGCCGCAAGCTTTGGAGTTTTTCCGTTGCAGCTTGCAAACGCCCCTTGGCGTCCGTCGGTGCGGGTGGCGCTTGTTCTGCCACGGTGCCGGGTGCCGGTTGCGGTGTAGATGAAAGCCCGCGGCTAGCCTCAACACCAGCGGAGGACACCGCGCCGGCGTCGCTGCTAGCGTTGGGCAAATACGCCCGAAGTGCCCGCGGTATTTCGCCCGAATCAACGGCGGATTTTAACCATTCAGGCATTGGCGGGCGGTCGTCCTTCGGTTGCCGTTCGTAAATGGCTTCGGCAACGGCCACGCCTTCCGGGTCCACCAACCCCACGCCGGCCAACTGTAAATCACGGCGGGCAACATCCAATTGCGCTTGCAGCTGGCCGGTGGTTTCAAGTGATTTGTTGAGTTCGTCCACCTTGGCGCGTAGGTCGGCGCGTTCTTGGCGCAAGCCTTTGATTTCATCCAACAACGCTTTGGGCGGCTCGGCTTTGGCTTGTGCTTGTGGTGGTTTTTCCGCGGGCGCCTCAGGTGGTGGCGCCTCGGTTGCGTCATTCGTCGTTTCGTCGGTCATTGGTTGTGCCCTCGTTCAATGCATCAATTGCAGCCAATTGGGCCATTGCGCCCACGTCATCAAGTCCAGGATGTAGCGCCCGGAATGCGTCAACCCGCGACATGCGCCCGGTTGCGAGCTCCGCACCAACGAAGCTTTGAATTTTCATCAATTCGTCAATGGTTGGAGGCATGGCCGTGTAATAAATCGACCAACCAACGTTCGGTAGTCCAACCATGGCCGAAACCATGGCGAACAATTCAAGGTCACCCCGCCGGAACATGGGTTCAAATTTGCGGGCCATTTCGCGTTGCCCGTCACGCGTCACGGCTAGCGCATACCCGCTTCGTGGGTCACCCGAAACGCGGGACACATCGGCGGCGGATAGTCCGGCGGTTGCGTACACGGTCCGGGTGTAGGATTCCACCGCGCCCAACATGGCGTCGGGCGTGATGGGTGGCGACCATGCGCCAATCACCGGGCTTGCGGTTTGGTCGTGGTCCTGAACGCCTTGCAAAACAGTTGCGGGGTCCGCCACGACTTCTTGGCGCCCATCCCGGTGGTGGCTTGTACCCGAACCGGCCCAATCAACGCCCACGCTGTACCGTTGGGACCACGCCGCGTTGCGCATCGTGTGGCCAAAATAGGAATAATACAGCCCAATCCGCATGGTGGCTTCGGTGATTTCGCACCCGCTCGACCAATCGTACAATTGTCCAGTTCGTGCCGCGTGATAGGTCGCCAAAGGCACAAACGGGCGCGCATCTTGGTAGCGCCATGGGTACGAATCGCCCAAATATCCGTCGTCGGGTACGTCAAGCATGACCGCCCGGGTGATGTCGCGCCCGCTCGCATCCAAAACCACAAAGGTGGGCTGTTCAGGGTTGCGAACGTCCCAACAATCAACTGTCCATTGACGGCGCCCGCCGATAACCCGCACGCGGTGCCATTTGGCATAGCCTAACCGTTCGGGGTCATCGGGTAGCCCTTCCCCCTCCACATCCGAAGGGAAAGCGGGAATAAGTGTCATTTCGCCCGTGGGTTGTATGACCGGGTGCAAATGCATTTCACGAATTGCGATGGTGTCCCGCTGAATACGCGGCATCATAGACGCCCACCCGGCCGACTCCAATAGCCGTTCGAGCTCCGCAAGCGCGGCGGGGTTTTCGTGGCTGAGCTCCGGCTTTCGGTCGTATAGTGTGGACTGTGCTTTGGCGATGTCGAGCCACGCGCACCGGGAAATATCGCCATGACCCCACGCGGATTGGCGCACGGTGCCGATGTTGTCCCGGATGTAATAGTCAAGGTCGGCGGTCCATTCGCCGTAAAGCATGCGACGGCGCAAGCCTGATTCGGTCATGCGTTTGGCGTGTTGGCCGGATGGCATCGGGCGGGCGGGCAAGTCGTTGGTGTAAGCCATTAGGACACCCGCAACGCTTGACGTGCTGACAATCGGCGTGCTCTCATGATTACCGGCTCCAATGCATAGCGTAGCGCGTCAATGTAGTCTTTGTGTTCGTCATCCTTCCACGCCCACCGACGCAACGCCCCAATGGTGGTTTTGCATCGTTTATCGACTTTGAAGTGATTATCTCTCAGTTGCAAATCATGCAACCACCGGACCCCGTAGTCGAGCCGCCCGCGTGTTTGTGCGCCTTTTTTCGCTTGTCTCAGCGGTGGCGCCAATCGGCCGGCGGGGACGTTTACATACCTCGTGTATGCAATTGCACGCTGCAAGTCTGCATTTGATTTGCGGGCGGTGGACCCGCGGATGTGCCGCACGTCGTGGGGTTTGTCGCCCGTGGCCGCGCTCAATTGTCCCCATTTGATGCCCCAACGCTGCAACATCGCCACGATGCCTTCGGCGTCCTGGTCGTGGGTCGTTAGTCCTTCCCCCACGTATTCATCCAGGATGTACACCCGCGGTGTACGGCCGCCACCTTCCACGCCCACCAAAACCGCCGCTTGCTTGTTGTCCCGCTCGCCATGGTCAATGCCTATGTACAAATCAAGGTCCAAATTGCCCGCAAGCTTGTAAAGGTCCGCCACGTGGTTGCCGTCCGGGCGGTGGTCGAATGCCGGGAACGCTTGCCCCTCCGGTGGCGTTTCCCATTCACCATCCAACACAATTGGCGCCTCAATTTCCCAAACTTGCCGGCGTTGTTCGTCAATCCAAGCCTTGTCCATGGGGGTGCCGTCAAGCAGTTTGCGCGGTTCGTCGTGGCCCACGGGTATGAACGCCTCTGGTATCATTTTGGTGTGATGCTCGGAAATGCCGCCCGCGTCCACCATTTTTTTTAGCCAATCCATAGGTTCGGGCGCGTTTATCGGCGTCATGCCCATAATCAACGCCCCATTGGTCACCATCAAACGGCGTTCACACTCCGCAAAAATCCGATGCCGGGTTGGTTCGTCGATTATCACTAAATCTAGGGTGTCACCGGACAACGACAACCCGCCCGCCGCCGCGCTATGGAATTCCACCACGGACATGCCGCCAAATACCGAGTTGACCCAACAATCTTGCACACGCCCGCGAAACCCTATGGACGGGTCAAAGCGGGTGCGGTCGTTGACCCAATGCGATGGCAAGCCAGCCCAAAACTTCCGTTGGATTTTGCGGCTATGGTCGGCGGTCGGTGAAATGACAATAGCGCGTATGGTTTTTGGTTCGAGCTCCAAAAAAGGATGGGCACCACGAAGC